GTGCAGCATCGAGAGCGGCCCGGAGCGTGACGAGATGCATTCCGTCGTGCTCGGTGTCGATGTCGGTCCGCAGCAGGCGTGGGGTGCGATCGTGGCGGTGGGTTGGATGCGTGACGGGTCCGGGCTCGTCGCGGAATTGTGTGCCCATGGGGAGGGTGACGCATGGCTGCTGGATGACATCTGCCTAGCTGCCCGGCGGCTGCGCCCGGTCGAGATCGTCGCCGATCAGCGGTCCCCAGCTGCTGCTGTCGCCCCGTCATTGCAGTTGCGCGGATGGATGATGCGGCTGGGGGGAGCGACGGATATGGCTCGGGCGTGCGCACGGACCTTCACCTCCCTCACCTCTGGGGCTGTGCGCGTCGTGCAGGATGATGCGCTGACTGTCGCAGCGTTGGGCGCTGTGCGCCGTGTCATCGCCGATGTGGGATGGGCGTGGGATCGGCGCCCTGATTCTGGACTCGACATCAGCCCTCTCGTGGCACTGTCCTTGGGCGTGGAGTCAGCGAGCCACTACGCCGTCACCGCTGAGATGGCAGACTGAGCGCGTGCCTAAGTGGTTTCGGCGGCCGTCTAAGGTCGCGGCTCCGTCCGCTACGACGCGTCCGCAACCGTGGATGCCGGTGCCGCCTGTGCAGCCACGTCATGGCGCCGGCATTGTCACCGCGGCGGCGATGCTCGGTCTGCCGGCATTCTTTGCGCCGATGCGGACGCTCGCCACTGCGATGCTCGGGCTGCCTGTCCAGGACGCTGCCGGCGAGATGATCGATCTGGACCCGCGGACCTCTGACTCGCTGTTGGCGCGCCCTACGGATCATGACACCTGGCCGACATTCCTCGACGCGCTCATGTGGTCCTTGATGATGCACGGCAATGCGTTTCTGCTGCCGACGGCGGTGGACAGGATGGGCGCCATCGCATCGATGGAGATGGTGCACCCGGACCTGATCACGCCGGCATGGTCGATGAGGGATGAGATCCAGTCTTTTGCCGTCGGTGCGTGGCTCGACGGCGTGTATCTGGCCCCCGCGGACTTCATTCATTTCAAAGAAATTTCCTTGCCCGGCTACGCCTTCGGATTGTCGCGGCTGAAGATCTTGGCTCGTGCTGTGGAGGTGGGGCTCTCAGAGCAAGCTCATGTCCTGTCGACCTATCGGGACGGCGCTCAGCCGACCGGCTATTGGCGCACGGATCGCGTGATGGACCCTCACCTGGCTGATGAGACGGCGTCTACGCTGGCGAATGTGATCGGCGGGCGTGGCGCCGGGGTGGCTGTCGCGGCAGGCGGCTTGTCGTGGGAGCAAGTGTCGTTGAATCATGCGGACATCCAGATGTTGGAGTCGCGTCGGCATTCAGCGTCCGAGGCTGCGGCGGTCCTCGGGGTTCCGGCTCATCTGTGCGGCGCAGCTAATCTCGACTCTGAGACCTATTCGAATGTGCGGATGGACATGGCGGCATTCGATGCGCTGACCTTGGAGAGGTATCGGCAGATCATCAGCCGCGAGTTCGCGTTGCACGGCATCGATTGCCGTTTCGGGTCCTCGTCATTGGCGGGGGCGTCCGAGGCTGAGCGAGTCCAGTCGGCTGCTGCTGCGGTGGCGGCAGGCATCGAGTCGCCGCCGCAGGCTGCTCAGCGGCTCGGCTGGGCGGCGCCGGCAGTCATGTCGGATGACCGGGGCGAGAATCGGGATCCCATCGGAGGTGCGGGATGAATGAATCGACAGCGCTGATCTGCCGTGAGTCGGATGACGGCAGATTCATCGCCGGCATCGTCGTTCCCTGGGATGAAGAGATCGTCTACAGCGGCACGTCCGAGATGTTTCGGCGCGGCGGTCTGGCGCCGTTGGACGGTGAGATGGTGCCATTGCGCTGGGCGCACAATCGCGATGTCGTGCCGATCGGGGTGCTCTCGGATTGGCGTGACGATGAGGGGGGTCTGTGGACGGAATGGCGGCTGTATGGCGGCGATGAGGCTCAGCGGGCGTGGCAGGCAGCAAAGGACGGTCTGGCTCGGGGCTTGTCCGTTGAATTCACGCGCCGCGACGGGGCCTCCTCGACAGGCGGGCAAGGCATCGTCACGGACGGGGTGCTCGTCGGTGCGTCATTGACCGAGCGTCCCGCATACTCGGGAGCGGTCATCACGTCTGTCCGTGTCGACGATGGAGACGATGGAGACGAGCCTGCCGGCGGGGAGGTGTCTGCTGGGAGCGCCGTCGAGTGGAGCGAGTGGCGGAATGGGATCACGGATCGAGCAGATCGGTGGCGCCGTTGGCGAAGACTGAACCGTCGACGCTCATGACGTGGCATGATGTGTGGATGCGAAGCAAACTCCAACGTCCATCCCCCCACCAGCCCATCCACCAGCGGGAAGCGTCTGATCCCCCACGGGTCCATCTGCGCGAACGTCAACGTTCCTCCCTGCTTCAATTGCGTGAAGATGCTCTTGACGAGGTGATGCGCGAGATCGACACCATCCTCGACCGGGCTGCTGAGGAGGACGGCCGCGACTTGACCGAGGACGAGGTGGCACGGCTGGAGGAACTCCGCGAGTCACGGCAATCTCTGTCCGCGCAGATCGAGTCGATGGTGCAGGATCGGGAGGTTGCCGCGGAGGCGGCGTCCAGCAGGCGCCGCTCGCAGGTGCAGCAGGGGGACAATCCTGGCGGGGGCGTCGGGCTCGGCGCCCCTGTGCAGGTGCGATCCGAGCCCGGCCCGTACGGTGACGGCGCAGCGGGGCTGCGCCGTCTCCTCCTCGACATGGGGGTTTCCCGCGGCTTGCATGCGACATCGGACACGGAATTCCGGCTCGCGAGCATCGAGGAGCGGCAGCGGCAGCACATCGAGTCGGCGATGTCGAGCGACGCCTCGCCGTACACGCGGGCGGTGGCAACCTCTGATCTCGGTGGCGTGCTGACCCCGCAGGTCACGATGGCGTCGCAGACGCATGACCGCGCGACTTCGATGAGCGACCTGGTTGGCATCGTGAATCCGCAATACGACCCGTCTCGCGTCCGGCGTGGTGTGTATCCGCGTGGTGTCACATTGCAGTTGGCGCAGCGCTACCCGATCTGGGCAGAGGGTGACAGCTTGACATTGCCGCGGGTGACGACGAAGCCTGCTGCGGGGGTCCAGACTGAGGGCGCAGCGCACACGGACACCAAGATCGTGACCGCCGGGGTGAAGGCCGACCTGGTGACCGTCAGCGCTAAGGCTGCGATCAGTCTTCAGGCAGTAGAGCGCGGAGTCATCTCGATGGAGCTCCTGTCCGATCAGATGGGTCGCGCATGGACGCAGGAGGCGAACAATCTGGTCTTGAACGGGCAGGGCACAGCTGCGACGCCTGACGAGCCGCTCGGGCTGTTGCAGAAGCGGGTGGCTCAGGCGATCGAGAAGGACGATGCATCGCCGTCCGCGGTCAAGGCGGTGGACTATTTGACGGCGGCAAAGACGGCTGTGTCGAAGGCGAATCTGATGCGCCCGGACTGCTTCGTCGTCTCGCCAGACTTCATTGGCCATTTGGAAGAGGCGAAGGGCAGCGACGGTCAATATGTCGTGCCGCCCTATCCGGCTTGGGTGCAGAATATGGGTGGCGCCGGGACAGCTCCCATGGTGGAGGGATTGACGGCAGAATTGGAGTGGCGCCGCGTCCCCATCTACTCGGACTCTCAGATCTCGGACACGTGGAAGGACGATGAGACCGGCAATGGCACCGGCGGCAATCAGACTCGTCTCCTGGCGATCACCAGCATGGACATGCCGATCTTCTGGAACGGCCCGCAGACGATGATCTATGAGCAGACGCTCGCCGAGTCCGGCCAGATTCTGCTCGTCGTGCGCGGCTACCTTGCCTTCAATCCGCTCTACGCGCCTGAGTCATGGCGCTACGTCCGCGGCACCGGGCTGAATCTCTGACGGCTGAGAGCGCGATGACAGACGCATTGGCGCTGTCGAGCCCGGAGCGTCTGTCTGAGTGGCTCGCCGAGCCGGTCGACGGGCGCCTCATAGCGTGCCTCGACGCGACGCGCGAATCCATCACGACACGCGTGTCTGCGTCGCGGGTCGCGGCATTCGCGGCTGCGCATGGTGGTGCGCTCCCGGAGGCGCTGCACTTGGCGGCGACGATGGAGGCAGCAGCCGTCTTCCGCCGCGTCGACTCCGTCTACGGCGTCGACGCATTCGCGGTCGGCGGCGATGACGGCCCGGGATTCCTCACATTCGATCCGACCGTCGAGCGGCTGGTCCGTGCATGGGCGGCAGCACCCGTCGGCGCTGCGCAGACAGACGCGAGCATCTGAGTCATGTCTGCCGCCGCAGCCCAGTCTTGGCTGGCTCAGGTGCTCGACGCGGATCCTGCCGTGACGGCGACGGTGTTCGCCGGCTCCGCTGATTCCTTGCGCGGAGCGCCGCTGCTGGTGGCGGAGGCGGTCGACGTGGACTCGATGCCGGCGCGTGACGTGGTGGCATGCGAGGTGACAGCGTGGGTGCCGTACTCCACTCCTGCGGCCGGGGATGCCGCGCTCGTTGAATTGATGGACGCGGCGATTGCTGCGGTGCGCGGTGCCCGCACCTCGACGGCATCGGGCGGTCCGCATTGGCTGGGACCGTCGACTGGATTGACGTGGCGCCGCGGGGATGCGACCGAGCGGGAAGGGCGCCGCGTCGCGTCCGCTGCGCTCGACGTCAGCGTTGCGGTGCCCCGGTCTGGACGCGTCCGCGTCGGGGGCGCGACGGAGCGTGCCGTCCGTGCGGTGCTCGACGATGGGGGCGTCGAGACGGTGGCTGAGTCCGATGAGCCGCCATTCGTGTTGGTCCGGTGGGGTGGCACAGATGATGAGGATCCGACGCGTGACGTGCTGGAGGTGTGGTGCGCGACGGAGATCGAGTCCGGAGAGATCGAGGCATTGACCACGCGGGTGATGGGGGTGCTGCGCGCCTCCTCGTCGGTGGTGATGATCGGCGG